ATGAAGTTTAAAAACATGTGGGAAGCCATAGAAAGACAAGACTTTGAATGGGCCTCAGCCGAGATGCTTAACTCACGTTGGGCAAAGCAGGTAGGCAGACGTGCAGATAATTTAGCAAAAGCTATGGAAAATGGAGACTGGGTGGACTGATGGCAAAAACAGATAGAAAATATTTAAGTGATAAAGAAAGAGATAGAAGAAAAGATATTATGGAATTTAATGATCCTACTATAAAACATCCTAGAAATAAATATTTGGGAACTGATACTCCATACAGATATCAAAAACCTAGAGGTGTTTATATGCCTGATGAACCAACACCTAAAGCAAAAGAGCTTTTAAAAAAGGGCAAACCTGTTTACTTTTTATAGGAAAATGTATGAATAAAAAACGATGCCAAACTTGCGAATGTTACGACTGCGACTGCGAAGAATGTTCATGCGATTGCCACCACAATGATAGAGTTTCTTCTGATAGTGATGATAGAGACTCAGGTGATAAACCAAACACAGAGGTTTCGAAATATAGACAGATGCCTGTATTTTGCTGAACGTCTAACAAAACAACCAATGATACCTTCTGAGGAAGGAGATAAACGAATAACTGCATATTGCAAACCAGTAAACAAGTAAGGGGAATACATGTTAGCAGAGCTTGCTGCGGCCAATGCGGCCTTTAGCGTAATCAAAAACTTCGTTTCTAACGGAAAAGAATTAGCAAGCTGTGGTAAACAGATTGGCGATTTTGTATTTGCAAAAGAGCAGATCGAAAAGAAAGCAAGTAAACAAAGAGCAAAGGGTGTACGCACAAATGATCTAGAAGAGTTTATGGCTTTAGAGAAGATAAAGCAACAAGAAGAAGAACTCAAACAGATTATGATTTATGCAGGCAGACCCGGACTTTGGGCAGATTGGCAAAGGTTTCAAGCCGAAGCACGAAAATCAAGAAGACACGCAGAACGGATGGCTAAAAGGCGTAGAGAGGAACTTCTTGAAATCATGGGGTACAGTATAGCTTTTATAGCTTTGGTGGCTCTAGGTGGCTTAATACTCTTTTTTGTGGGTAAGTGGACAGGCAAACTATAATTTACTTGCAATTATCGTAGCTTATCTGTATAATTGGACAAAGGAGTCCCCCACATGAAAACATTAGCAGCACAAGCTTTAGCTTACCAATATAAGTTGCAAATAGATACTGCAACAACCATTCTTAACAACAATACTGCAGCTTTGAGTGTTCTTGATACAGCATTAAATGACATGATCACAGCCACAGAAAAATTAAAAAAGTTAAATGATATGGCAAAAGAAAACATAAAAGAAGTAGAAGAGACTAAAGAAGCTTCCTAGTGGCAAGAACAAAGAAAGATCCCAAAGTTGGAACTGGAAAAAAGCCGAAGGGTTCTGGTAGACGTTTATACACGGATGAGAACCCTAAAGACACGGTTAGTATCAAGTTTGCTACACCGTCAGATGCCAGAGCAACGGTTGCAAAGGTTAAAAAAATTAAGAAGCCGTATGCGAGAAAGATACAAATTCTTACAGTCATGGAGCAAAGAGCAAAAGTGATGGGTAAGACACAAGTTGTAGCGATAGCAAAAAAGGCTAAAGAACAATTAAAGAAAGCACACAAGAGTGGTTAAATACAAAATAACCAAATTAAAAAAAAAATTTAAGACTACTGACACCACTCAACGCTAAACCGTACAAGCTACTAACACCAGAACAAGTAGCAGAGATTAACAAAAAACTAAATAGTCCGTCACGCAAAGCTCAAAAAAGAAGAC